ACAATAAAAAGCAGGAAGCTAGAGCACAGTTGGAGGCTCTACGAGAATTAAAAAGACGACAGAATCTAAAAGATTATGCTGAAGACTTTGAAAAGTTCTCAGAAGAACAAATAAGAATTATTACTAAAGACGCTACCAAAGGTTTTGTGCCTTTTAAATTTAACGAAGCTCAAATTATTATAAACAAAGCCCTTGAAAAACAAAGAAAAGAGACAGGTAAAGTTAGGGCAATCATACTTAAGGCCAGACAACAAGGTATTTCTACTTTTTGTGCTGGCAGAGTGTTCTGGAAAACTTACTTTCAGCAGCACACTAGGTCCGTAGTTATGGCACACGATAGTGCTACATCAGACTCTCTATTTACTATGAGCAAAAACCTCATCAAAAATATGGAGAAAGGGCTACAACCTAAGTTGGAGAAAACTAACGCCAAAGAAATTATTATTCAAACACCCGCTTACCCCGATTCTGACGCTTCTGGATCCTACCGACTCTATACCGCTGGTTCTCCAGAGGCTGGACGGGGAACTACTCCTACTATTCTGCACGGATCTGAGGTAGCCTTTTGGCAGCATGACGCTAAGATTCTTGCAGGACTCTTCCAAGGTATCTCTCAGTCTGACGGTACAGAAGTAATCATTGAGTCCACAGCAAATGGCGCATCCGGTGAATTTTATAGACTTTATCAGGCGGCAGCAGCAGGAGACTCGGATTACATTGCAATCTTTATACCGTGGTTTAAGACACCAGAGTATTACAGAGCAGTGCCAGAAGGTTTTGAATTAACCTTTGAAGAAAAAGACTACAAAGAAAAGTATGAGCTAAGTGATGAACAACTTTACTGGAGACGGTTAAAAATCGTTGAGGGTGGAGTAGACAAGTTTAGACAGGAATACCCGGCTAACTCAGAAGAAGCCTTCTTAGTTTCTGGTGCTTCTGTGTTTGACTCAGAGAAGATTAACTCTTTTGTGCCTGTGCAGCCGATTGCGCTACGAGGCTACAACAATGAGCTAGGTTCTTTTGATGACAGCCCTAGAGGTAACCTTGAAATCTGGATTCCACCGGATTGGAAAGATAACTACATTATTGGGGCAGACGTTGCACTGGGAGTTAAGCAAGACTACAGCACAGCTATTGTGTTAAACACTCAGGGTCACATTTGTGCTATGTATCGAGACAACACTGTGGACCCTACTTTATACGGGGAACATCTGTTTTACTTAGGCAGGTATTTTAATAACTCTTTGTTGGCAGTAGAATCCAACAGTATGGGTGTAGCCACGTTACAAAGGCTTAAACAAATGAGCTATGTCAACATGTATTATGAAACTAAAGCGGCTAAATTGAGTTCGGAAGAGGGGCAAACTCCCGGTTTTAGAATGACACACGGGAGTAAACCCCGCGTTATTGGTCAGTTAAAAAATGCAGTTGAAGAAGAGGACATTTGGATTCCGTCCAAAACAATTTTAAATGAAATGAAAACTTACATTTCCACGGCGTCCGGTAAAACCGAAGCTTTACAAGGTCATCACGATGACACTGTTATGGCTCTTGCAATTGCATGGGAGGCTTACCGTACTAACATTGATAAGTTATCAAATCAAAAAGTTGATTGGAGACAAAAGAATTTTGTTAACGTCAATAATGAGGACTGGATATAATGCCAAAGACAAGCAAACAGATAGAAGAGATTAGACAGAGGATGATGAAAGATCCTCGACAAGCTAACTTTGCTCAACATATGATTAACCCTGAGACTGAAGAAGGACAGCAAAAGATAAAAAATTTTCAGGCAGCAGGGGTTAAGGCATCAGCCGAAGCACGACTAAAGAAGAAAGAGCGAGATATCAGGATTAGAGAAAAGGCTGCTGAGATGGCAGAAACTTTGGAAGCAATTAATTCTGTGGCTCAAGACCCTTTAGATATAATGAAACTGCTTATGCATGAAGCAATGGAGGAAGGCGACCGAGAAGAAGCCTTTAAAATTGCTAAAGAGCTAGGAGAATATAAAGCACCAAAGAAAACACGGGTCGAATCTATTACTACAGAAAAGACTAGTGCAGACTTAAGTGTAGCAGAGTTAGAAGAATTAGCTCAACTCAAAAAAGATTTAGGAGGATAACATGTCAATGTATCGAGCCTCAAAAGGCGTAAAACAAAAGAATGGCAAAATATGGGATCCTACTACTAAGTCTAAAAATTCTGTGACATATGGTCGCAAGAATGAGATAGAGAGTAAAGAGCCAGAGCTTGCCCGTGCCCACCGCGAAGAATGGCGTAAAGAGGGAAAAGACGGGCTACACAGCTGAACCTCATGCTGTCCTCTAGGCCTCGGGGTGCCTTTGGTTCAAAAACCCCGAACATACCTTAAATACCCATGTGGGTGATAGATAGATAGGAGGCCTATATGGGCGATTATATGAAAGGTTACCGTGAAAAAGTAACTGACGAACAATTAATAAATTTAATTGCAACGGGTGCCGCTAACTCAGTAGGAGACTTTTTAAACTCTTCTGAGCTGGCTAACGACAGGCTACAGTCTACATTTGAGTATGCGGGTGTTCCAGAAGGACACTTACGCCCTAATGGTGTTTCTAAAATTGTGTCTTCAGATACAACGGAAACTGTCGAAGCCTATCTTGCAATTATTTCAGAGTTGATGTTTAATAACAATCGACTTGCAAAGTTTAAATCCTGGTCAGCATCTCCGATGGCAATTGCCGCCGCCAATGATGCGTCTGACTTAGTCAACTACACTATCTTTAAGAAGAACAACGGATGGGAACTTCTAAACACTTGGGTTAAATCGGCTCTACTTTGGAAAAACTCCGTTATCCGTTGGGATTTTGTGGAAGACAAATCTACTAGCTTTGAAGAATATGAGTCTCTTACAGAGGAAGCTCTTGATCTTAAGCTGTCAGACAAAGACATTGAGGTTGTAGGCGAGTTAAGTTTTGATCCCATGACTAATACATACGCGGACGTTCGTCTGAAAAGAACGTATGATATGTCTAAGGTTAAGATCGAAAACGTGCCGCCAGAGAACTTCTTAATCTCACGAGATGCAGGTAGTATTGAAGACGCTAATTTTGTAGGAATTCAAGTAGAAATGTCTCGTTCTGACATACGAAAGATGTATCCTGAAATTGCAGAAAATGTAGAAGATTGGGCAGACTTACCTAGCTCTTCTGAAGACAATTCTTCTTACTCACAGGACGTTGCTGTACGTAAGCGAGTAACTGGACAGACCTACTATCAAGGTATGAATATTGAAAATAATGATATCTCTCTTGAGGCTAACCGTAATGTTGCAGTAACTGAATGCTGGATGAAGGTTGATCGTGATGGAGATGGTATAGCAGAACTAAAACACTTTATTACAGCAGGAACAATTGTTCTTTATGAAGAAGATTGTAGTTATGTGCCTCTTGCGTCATTAAGCCCCTTTGAAATTCCCTACGAATTCTTTGGTCTTTCTGTAGCAGACATGACCCGTTCTACTACGCTTACTTCCACTGCCATCCTCCGTGGTTTTGTGGAAAACACTTACTTAACAAACTACTCTCCTAAACTGGCAGACCCTAATGTAGTAGATTTTTCTGCGTTGCAAAACATGCGGCCTAAACAAATCATTCCTACAAATGGTAATCCACAGGGTGCAGTAGCAGACTTGCCGCCCAGCGCAATCAGCGCAGGAACAGTACCTCTCTTACAACATTTGCAGGTACATAAAGAGCAAGCCACAGGTATGTCTAAAGCGGCTCAAGGCCTCAATGATGAACTGTATGTCTCAGGTAACAGCGAGATGAAGTTAAGTCAAGTAATGAATGCTAGCCAAAAACGTATCCAACACATTGCACGTAAATTTGCAGAAGGTGGATTCAAAAGGTTGTGTGATGGTGTATTCAAAACTATACGTGACAATATGGATGAAGTTACAATCATGTCTGATCGTAGAGGAGAAATACTTGATTTAGATCTTAAAAATCTACCAGAATGTATTGAACTGGAAGTTGATGTAAATCTGGGGGAAAACTCTAATAGTAACAAACGTGATAAACTCATGTTAGTTGCATCACAGTTAATACCTATGCTTAAAGAAGCGGGAGCTGAGA